TTTAGTGAAGTTACAGAGTGGATCGATACTGGTAACTATCATTTAAACGCATGTGTTAGTGGTTCACTATTTGGTGGATGGCCTAACAATAGATCTTGTTCAATTGCAGGACCTTCAGGAACTGGTAAAACATACCTAATTTTAAACTCGATTGCAAGAGCAATTGATATGGGATATAGTGTTATCTTTTATGATTCAGAAGCAGCAGTTGATAGAGAGTTGATGAAGAAGTTTGGTATTGATACTAATAAAGTCAATTACCAACCATGTAATACTGTACAAGAGTTTAGACAATCAGTAACTACAATTACCTCTAAAATGCAAGAGGTAAAAAGAGCTGGTGGTGAAACACCTAAAGTAATGATTATTTTAGATTCAGCAGGTAACTTAGCAACTGCAAAAGAAATTGATGATGCTAAAACCGGATCTGAAAAATCAGATATGACTAGATCTAAAATCTTAAAGTCTATCTTTAGAATCATTATGACTCCACTTGCAGATCTTAAGATACCATTTATCTTTACTAACCACACATATCAAACACAGTCATTTATTTCTCAGACTGTAGCAGGTGGTGGTACTGGACCAGAATATGCAGCTTCAATAGTTTTATTCTTAGGTAAAGCACAACTTAAAGAAGGTGGTGAAAAGACTGGTATTATTGTAACAGCAAAACCAAATAAAAATAGATTTGCAAAGCCACATCCAATCAAATTCCACTTACACTTTACAGAGGGTATGAATAGATTTGTTGGCCTAGAACAATATATTGACTGGGAAGATATTGGTATTGCAAAGGGTAGTATTGAAAAGGGAGTTAAAACACCTAAGGCTACAGCAAGAGGTTGGATTTGTAAACACTTAGATGAAGCAGTACCTAATGCAGAGTTTTTTACAGATAAAGTATTTACAGAAGAGATTCTACAAAAGATTGAAAAGAGAATTCAGCCACTATTCAATTACAGTACTGAGCATAGAGAGCTAAACGTAGATGAGTTACTAGAAGCAGAGAATGAAGATTAATAAGGATAAACTACCGATCAAGTATATTTTAGGAATAGAAAAAGATCTACCAGATTATCCAACTGCACTCGACGTTTTACAAGCTGAAGTAAAATTAAGTAATAGGAACCCTGACAGATACAAGGGTTCTTTTACATTCCACGCATTAAAAACTTATAGATTTCCAGAAGCAGATCACGATAAAATATTAGAATCTGCAAAGGAATTAGTTACATTAGGTTTATGTGAACAAACCAATAACGAGCCTGGCAAAGAGGCATTTAAAATAATAAAAAACCCATTCGCATGATAGCAGTATTTGATAATTTTATACAAGACAAAGATCTTTTAGCAGAGATAGAATTAAATAAACCTTCTTTATTTAAAGAACCTGGTGTATTTAAATGGTATAGTGGTTGGTGGAATTCACCAGCTACGAATACGGCTAAAAAGATCATTGAATATGCATGGGGAGATCATTGCCCAATTTCAACTACATTTTCTATTGATGGATTTGAATATTGGACTGGAATTCAAACAGCTAAAGAACTTAACTCAGGATGGAATGATTTTTTAGAACCTCATTTTGATAAAGACGAAGCTTGGCACAAAAAGACCGGTGAGATTGTAACACCTGTTATCGGAAGTGTATATTATCCAGCAGGACAAAGCTTTGAAGGAGGAGAATTACATGTTTACTCAGACGGTGCTGACATGCCACCAGAGGTAATTAAGGCTAAACCTAATAGATTTATTATATTTCAAGCTGGACAACATGTACACACTGTTAAAACAGTTACTAAAGGTACTCGTCAAGCTTTAGCAATTAATCTATGGGAAAAGGAGCCTTATTCTAAACAAAACGGTATATTAACCATAGAACAATAAAAACAATATGCAGTTCGGACAAGACTTTGAAAAATTATTCTTTAGACTCTCATTAGAAAGAGTTAAGTATTTACAGGCAATTAAATATAACTTTTACACATCAGAAGAACTTGATGCTTTAAGTTATTTAGCTAATAAGTTTTATAGCAAATTTAATGAGACTCCAACTAAAGAAAACTTAAAGCTCTTAGTTCAAAACCATCCTAAATCTAAAGAACGTGTTGGAGAAAATACGTTAGACATGATCTTTGATGTAGATCTAGATAAGTATGATGAAGAATGGTTAACAGGAACTGCAGAAGCCTGGATTAAATGGAGAACTTTCAATACATCTTTAACAGATACTATTGAATTTATTAAAACAACAGATGTTAATCCAGAAAATGTAGAATCTATTGTTACAAAAGTTAAAGGCTTAATTAATGACAGAAATAATTTAACATTTAATTCTGATTTAGGACTTGACTTTTTTAACTTTGATTCACATGATCAGAAAGAAAACGAAAAAGTAAGTACTGGATATAACTTCTTAGATAGAATGTTAGGTGGTGGTTATGACAAGGGCGGTAACTTAGTCGTTTATGCAGGTGAACAAAACATCGGTAAATCTATTTACTTAGCAAATGATGCAGCCAACTTTGTCAAAATGGGAACTAATACTGTAGTAATTACTGCAGAAATGGCAGCTCATAAATTCGTAAAAAGAATAGGTTCTAATCTTCTTAATATTAATATTAATGAATACGCTGAAAAGGCAAAGAACCGAGATCATATTAAACGTAGACTAGAAACTGTTGGAGATGGATTTACACCTCCAGGTTCTTTATACGTAAAACAATTCCCAACATCACAGGCTACTGTATTAGATATTGAAGCATACGTTAGTCAAATAGAAGAAGAATTACAAATTAAAGTAGGAGCAGTTGTTATTGACTATATTAACATCTTAGCTAATTATCGTAACCAAAATACGGAGAATACATATATGAAGATCAAGCAAATTGCAGAAGACCTTCGTGCTATGGGAATGCGTAATGACTGGTTGATCGTTACCGCAACACAAATAAACAGAAACGGCTATAACTCTTCAGATATTTCTATGGGCGACGTTGCAGAATCTGCAGGTCTTTCACATACAGCCGATGTAATGTTGGGTATTATCCAAGACGACTTAATGCGTGCTAACCAAGAATACTGGTTAAAGGTACTTAAGATTAGAGATGGAGAAGGTAAAGGTAATAAATGCAAACTTAACATAGACTATAACTATATGCGACTAGTCGAAACCGAGGAAATTAGTACTTCAAGTATTCACGGTATTTAAAAAACAAACAAAACAATATGGCAAAAAATGATAAAATTTTTAATAATAGTTTTGACACTCCAGAATTTGAACTCGGTAATATTAGCTTTGAGTTAGATCCGTCTGTAAAAAATAATCAAGACGAAGAAGATAGAATACATTACGAAATGATCGCTAGAAAGATCCATGAATTGATTACTATTTCTAGATTTAAAGTATTTAATGAAATAGATGATTTAGGTAGATGTAATAAACTTAAAAAGAATGACATTAATAATGTATATGGATATATTATTGACGAGATAGGACCTAAGTGGTCTAATATAGATTTATTTAGTGAACTATGTATTTACTTCGATATTAAACCAGCAAAATTTTACAGCTCACTTTCAAACGTATATAAAGAAGATCTTATTCAAGAGCTCGATAACAAAACAGGTATTTTAGAAAAGAAGAACATTAAAAGATTATTTTAAATGATTGAACCCAAAGTAATTAAACAAGGAGCCAAAAGAGTATGGGTCCTTGGAGACTTACACTTTGGTGTAAGAGCAAATTCAGTCGAGTGGCTGAATATCCAAAAAGACTTTTTTGAAAACACATTTATCCCTATCTTAAAAGCTCAGGTACAGCCTGGTGATGTCCTAGTACAAGTAGGAGATACCTTTGATAATAGACAATCTATTAATATTAAAGTATTAAGCTATGCCGTGGATCTATTTGAAAGATTAGGTCAAATTCTTCCATGTTATGTAATATGTGGTAACCATGATATTTGGGCTAAGAAATCAAATGACATCTCATCGATCGATAGTTTAAAATGGATTCCTAATGTACAGGTTTACAAAGAGCCTGAGTTATTAAATTGGTCTGGTAAAAACATTTTACTAATGCCATGGAGAAGAGATGCTGAACATGAAGCAGAAACTTTAGCAGAATACCCGCAAGCAGATATAGTATATTGTCACTCAGAAGTTAGAGGTATTTACCTTAATGCTAAAGTTAAGAATGAGCATGGTACTGATTCTAATATTTACGATAAGTATACAAGAGTTTATAGTGGTCATATTCACTTTAGACAAGAGCGTGGTAAATTATTAATGGTCGGAGTGCCTTACCAACTAACTAGATCAGATCGAGATAATCCAAAAGGATTTGACCTGGTAAATCTAGAAACAATGGAAGAGACGTTCTTTGAGAACAACGATTCTCCTAAATTCTTAAGGTATAATATTAAAGCGCTATATGACATGCCTCTTGGCAAGTTTAAGGAACAAATAAGAAATAACTTTGTAGATCTATTCGTGCCTTCGCAAATCGCTACAACCAATGCACTGAGCCAGTTGGTTAATGAAATTCAACATATATCTAGAAAACTAGAACCAAATATTTACGAAGAAGATTCGTATATTGATAAAGACTTTTATGACATTAATGAAATTGAGGAAATGTATAAGAACTATAATATCCTTAATTTATGTAACATGTACGTAGATGGTATGAAACAAGATGATGATTTAACTATAAGACTAAAGAGCAAGTTAAAACAATTGTATACCCAATGTGCCTACAATTACGATACCGAAAAGTAAATGAGAATAGACTATATTGAATTTAAGAATTTTGCTTCCTACGGAAATCAAAAACAAAGAATAGAATTTAAACAAGATACATCAGAGTTATTTTTAACTCTAGGTAAAAATGGTCACGGTAAAACCACTATTGCTAATGCTATTATCTATGGTTTATACGGTAAAGTAGAAGGTGTTAAATTAGCAGATCTACCTAATCGTATTAATAAAGAACTTCATGTAAAGATTGGTTTACAATGTGGTACTATGAAGATCGAAATTGAAAGAGGTATTGCTCCAAATAGATTTAGCGTCTTAATTAATGGAGTTGAGTTTGATAAAGCAGGTAAGAAATCTGTACAAGAATATTTAGAAGATGAAGTATTTGGTATTCCATATCATGTATTTAAAAATATAATTATCTTATCAGTAAATGATTTTAAATCTTTCTTAACCATGTCTAACTCGGATAAGAAACAGATCATTGATAGAATGTTTGGTTTCTCTATTCTTAATGATATGCAAAAGCAAATCAAAGACGAACGCAGAGATATTAAATATGATATTGATGCTTTTGATGCTGAGTTAAATGAGATAATGAATTCAATCGGATCTGTTAGAGGTAAACTAAACACTTTATTAGAAGAATCTAAAACTGCAAATAAATCTAAAATCCAAGAATTAAAAGATGAGCTAGTAGCTCTTCATGAAGTGGTATTAGATATTGAAGCTAATCGTAAAAAAGAAGAGGGTGCAATGAATACCTTCAATACTCAATATAACGAGAAGCGCACAGAAGCCGGAGATATTAAAAGAGAGATTGATTATCTAAATAAGAAGTTAAAGTTATATGAGAGTGGACATTGCCCAACATGTGAAACTAAGTTAACTTCAGATTGGCACAAAACTCAGAAAGTAGAATTTGCAGATAAAATAGAATCTAGTACAGATCAGATTAAATCAATTAAGGCCGAGATGGATGTATTACAAGAAAAAGTAATTACAGCAAGAGAGTCTAAATTAGAACTAGAGGGCCAGATCTCAGATAATAAAGTAACAATGCGAGGGCTCAAAGGAGAACTAGTTAAATTAAAAGATACTCCAGAGGGTGCAGACTTCGATCACTTAAGAGGTCTTATTACAGAGTTTGAAGAGAAAGAAGCTGAGAAATCTACAAGTAAAGATACCTTAAATACAGACTATAACTTTATGGAAGTTGTAGAAAATATCTTAGGTGAAGATGGCGTAAAGAATTTAGCAGTTAAAACTATTCTACCAGGACTTAATACTAATATAGCTGCAATGGCACAAACGATGCACCTGCAATTTCATATTAGATTTGATGAGAAGTTTAATTGTATTATTAATCACCTAGGTGAAGATATTAATCCAATGACACTTTCAACAGGTGAGCGTAAGAAAGCAGACTTTATTGTTATTATCGCAATCATTAAAATCTTAAAGTTAAGATTCCCACAACTAAACCTTTTATTCCTAGATGAGTTATTATCTTCAGTAGATCATGACGGTGTATACAACATATTGAAGATTTTAAATCAAGTAATTAAAGAACATGAAATAAATACATTTGTTATTAACCATTCTGTTTTACCACATGAGATTTTTGATAAGAAGATACAAATATATAGAGAGAACGGTTTTTCTAAGTTTACTATCGAAAATATAGATTAACTAGGATATATAATAAAAGAAATAAAATAAACAACAAATAAAATTATGGCAGTTTTAGCAAGACATTTTGGGTATAAGCCCGTAACACAATCATATAACTTCCCTGGCTATACAGAACATGGCGCAAGATTGATTGTTCAAGATAATTTCATCACTCCATTTCAAGGTGGAGATGGAGTTCCAGGACAAGAATTTTCAGGTTTTGAGTGGACGATGGGACCCGATGAAGATAGATTTCATTCAATTATTTGTTATACAGCAGAAATTAATGACGGATTAACACAATCATTTAACACAGAAGGTACAATTGATACTCCAGATTATGTACCTGGGGATGTAGTAGAAGGATATGGTTTTGATGGAACAGCTAGAAAACTAGCATTTAAAGGAGTTCCTACTCAAGCAGATTTCTTAGGTATTGCAAATAGCTTAGGTATTGGAACATTCGCAAATGACGCAGAGGCAGTAGCAGCTATAAACGCAACAACTCTTGGAGCTTGGACTAATTACGACGGAGTAAATAGCAACCAAGGCGACGAAGGTGGCAATAAAGAAGATCCTACTCCTACAGATTTCTATTATGAGGTTACAGCATGTGGTGGAAGTACCACTTACATACTAAAAACATCATCAAGTGAATTGGCACGTTTTAGCGCATACGAAGCTAATGAGGTACTGGTCGCTGAAGGACTCGTTTTCGATTCTGAAACTTATGTAGTTGTTAGATCAACAACAGCGCAAGCACATCAACTATTAGATACTAATCCTACTCTTGGAAGTTGTGAAGCATAACTATAATTAAATTTAATTAAAAATGGCCAATAGAAATATTGGCCATTTTTGTTTCCAGTAAATGAAGATATATAACCTATGGCTACATATAATTTAAAATTCAACAAAGACGATTCAGTTATTAGACATGTTATTGTCGGCTTATTAGCTGATCTTAATAGTAAACTTAGTTTTTATAGACAGATCAGTAATGATGAAAGGGCAGAAATTGATGTGCCTTTCTTTTATGCAGTATCTGGAGATGAGAATTTTATGAAAGATAGTTTCTTGTTTTCTAATGCAAATGGCGAAAGCTGTGATCCTAACGGAGAGTTTGCAGACGGTAATTACGATAAAGTACCAAGAGGTATTGTAAATCTATCATCGTTTGCAGTAGATCCATCTAAATTAGTTAACAAAAGAAATATGGGTCATTATATGATGATGAATGAAGATGGCCTAATGGAAGGCTATGTTGCAGAATTTGAAATGATACCATGTACAATTGGAGTTGATGTTGAAATTTTAGTATCAAGCCAATTAGATCTATTTAAAGTTACAGAGGCTATTGTAAAAAAAATGTACAAAGCTAATTTCTATCATGTAGATGCTGGTCATTTAGAAGAGGGTACTTATAGAATTACATCTGAGTATATGATGCCAGATGATTATGAACAAGAAAGACCTGTTGAATATTCATTTGATGATAAACAAAATCATAAAGTTAGTTTCTCATTAGAAATTAATTCATTTATACCATCATTTGATTTTGAAGAAGATGTTTATAGAAAATTCACTAGAACTTCTTATGCTAATGGTACTGTTGGAGACTATATAGATCCTAATGGATTCTTAGATGCAACCGCATTTCCTAGAGTATATTATGATAATTATGAACCAGCTAAATGGGAATCTAATGGAGAAGAGTGGATTAAAACTGAGACTGGTATTAACGTAACAGACCCTGTTATTTTAGAAACATTAGGAAAGCAATTAACAACAGAATCTCAAATTAAACGTCTTAGTAGACGTAGAAAACAATCTAATAGAATGTTTGCTATTGGTAATAGTAATCTAACTACACCGGGCATGGGTAATCCAAATAGTGCGCTAATGGGAGACAACTACGAAGTGAAAGCAAAGCAATTTCCATGGGGTGAGAAACTAGATGAAGAAAATGATTGATATATACATTAAGAAAACATAAAAATTTGATAATGACAAATACATTTAACAAAGAAATTAAATCACCAATTCTAGAACAAGGACAAGGTTATATCTTCCATGCAGCTGGAGGTGATTTTAAAATCACAGGAAGTCATATTGAAGCTATCACTGAAACTAATGATACTTTTAGAACTCTAGTTGCAGCAGGTAAAATATTCGATATTAACGAATCTGGTATCTCTTTTTACTATGATTACAATGCTAAATCTTCAGTAACTAAAATACAAGAAGGTTCAATAGAAAATTTTGATAACTATTTAGCTCTAACCGAAAAGCTGACATTCCTAGAAAAGACTGCAAAAGAACTTAGAATTTCTTATGGCAAAGATGAAAAATCCGGAGCCTTAACAGAAGCTAATAAAGAAATCAATCTTACTAAAGCTGCAATAAACGAAGCGAAAGCTAATAGCCTAACAGTAAAATTTTCATACGACGTAAACGAAAACTTATATAAAGCAGGTAATATCGAAATGCCAATTGGTTCTCAAGATAAACTATCTGAAGTATTCTTTGCATCAGCATATATTAAATATGCAGATAAGAAATTAATCGAAGCATTTCAATTAGCATGTGAAAACTATAACTCATATAAAGTTTTAGATTTTGTAACTGAAGCTACACAAGGAGACGTTACTGTAGTAACTATGAGAGCAGAGAAAAATGCTTTTGTATTCAGAGTAAACGAAACTACTAAATTAGCTAGCTTTGAAAAAATGCTAAGTGATGCAGCAATAGACTACGTAAAAGAACAAACTGGAGCAGATATTACTGAACAGTTTAAAGATCTTTTAGAATCTGCAGCAATATCAACAGGTAAAAAATTAGAAAAGATAAATCTTTACAAAGAGATGCTATCTTTCTTATATGACCAAAAGGGTAGATTAGCAGAAGCTGATAGAAACATACCGGACATTAAAGCAGCAGATAACTTAATAGGTTCTGAAATTACTAGAATTAGCGAAGAAGTTGAAGCCCTAGAAAATGATACACTAACGATCGAAGATGGATATGTAGATGCTACATTAAAATCAGGAGTTGAAGGTATTGCAGAAGATAGTGCTGTTAAAGTAGACTCTGTAGAATTTAACCAAGCAGGTAAAAATGATATTTTAACTGTGTTTGTAGAAAACAAACCATTTAGAGTAGAAAAGTATAAGATTAACATTTCATCCGAAGACACAGTATAATCATACTCTCTTAACATACTGACTGAAAAGCCCATTCGAAACAAATGGGCTTTTTTTCATATAACTAGTAATCAAATAGAAATTAACTACTGTGCCTAGAAAAAAGAATTATTTAAATAACAAAGATTTGTACAATCAGATTGTATTATCTTTAGAAGATGATAAGTTAACGAAAGACGCTGAGAAGATGTTGATACTAATCGCTGAAAGAGCAATTAGAAAACTAGTATATTTAAACGAAGACGACAAGAATGATTGTATGCAGTTTGCTATATTAGACCTTCTTAAGTACTGGAGAAATTTTAACCCTAAATATACCAATGCATTTGCATACTTTACAGAGATTGCAAAGAGAGGTTATGCAAAGGGCTGGAATAAAATTCATCCAACGAAATATAAAAACACAATGTCAATGGATCGTATTAACACTAGAGGTGGTGATGGCGAATCCGGAATGTTTAATATTTAATGTCAATAAAGAACTTAAAACCTAGTGGCAATTCAGGATTTGTACAGGGGTATTTTACTCCTGAAAATCCAGATAAGTATATCGGCCCAACGCCGATCATTTATCGTTCCTCTTGGGAAAGAAAGTTCTGTATTATGTGCGATACTAAAGATAATGTATTAAAATGGTCAAGTGAACCTGTTAAAATTAAATACAGGTGGACTGCGGATAAAAAAGAACACATTTATTATCCGGACTTTTATATGAAAACAGCTGGTACTGGCGATGAGCCACCAGTAGAATGGCTAGTTGAAATAAAGCCAGAAGCACAGATTAAAAAACCTAAACCGCCTTTAAAGAAATCTAAAAAGGCACTTAACTCCTATAAATTTTTAGCAGAACAGTATATTAAAAATAGAGATAAATATGCTTATGCAAATGCCTGGTGTGAAAACAGAGGTTGGCGATTTATAGTCTTAACTGAAAAGACGCTTAAATAATGGGAGAGATAAAGAAAAACATATCACAATTAAGTAAAGACGCTGGAGGAATGGCAAGAGCAGCTAGCGCAGCAGAAGATTGGTTTAATACTTCTAAAAAAGCTGTTAGAGAAAAAGCAGTAGCTAGATCAGCAGGTCCATTCCAACAAGGTAAGATATATGTGTTTAGATATGAGAACCCTATTGCAGCAGAATGGTGGGACAGTAATCCAGTAGTATTGGCACTGAACCGCTCAGACACAGGCAATGACATGGGTATTAATCTTAATATGTTACCAGTCCCTGTAAAGCAAGACCTCTTAGATTTTGTCTATGAGCAATATAAGGGCTATATCAACGGACAGAATAGAGGTGCTAAAATGGAGAACGCTAGAGCACAAGGACCATTATCATTATCATATCAAGGAGCTAAATCATTCCTAAAGAGATATGGCTTTGATTTTGCAATTAGACAATATGCAACAACTCGTAAATCTCAACAAGTTGTAGTGGCATACGAACGATGGGCTGAGATAGCGCTTTGCGACTTTTTAGAGCTAAATGGCTCATCAGTTGGCAAGATAAGAGCAGCCTTCAGAAACCATCTAAATAAATGAGATATATAAAACAGAAATAATACTATATTATGGCAGGATTTACTGACAAACGAAACGGACCACTTAGTTCTAACTCAAGACCATTTAGCCTCTCCAATGCTTTGAAGACGCTAAGTTCTTTTGGTATGCGTTATGATGACATGGTACTTAGACAGTCTCAAGCGATTGGTCCAATGGAAGATCAGTTCGGTTACAGAGAGATGAACCCGTTCGGATTAGATAATGACGATATTTACGGTGCATTTGCTGCACTATCCATGGGAGATATAAACATGAAGAAGAACGTACCGTTCTTTGATACTGATTACCCTGGAAAGAGAGATGAATTAAGAAGGTTCTCAATGAACGATGAGGTAGAAGATATTCTAGATATACTTTGTGATGAAGCAGTGGTATACGATGATAAAAACTTCTTTTGCCAACCTGAGATTATGGGACTCGATGTATCAGATGATGTACAAAAAGACCTTAACAAATACTTTAGACAAATCTATCACTACTTTGGTTTTAATGGTGAACAATCAGCATGGTACTTCTTTAGAAAGTTCTTAGTAGATGGTTACTTATCATTTGAAATAATTTATTCCCCAGACCAAAAGGAGATTATAGGTTTTAAAGAGATAGATCCTGTAACTCTAATGCCTGGTTACAATAAAGATGATGGTAAGAAAGTTTGGGTACAATATAAAGATGATCCAGTAAAAGAAAGAGTGTTATATGATTCTCAAATCATTTACATTTCTTATTCTTCACTTTCAACAGCATCTAGAGTTAGTTACGTTGAAAGATTAATTAGATCATTTAACCTACTTAGAATTATGGAACACACCAGAGTAATCTGGGCAGTGACCAATGCTTCATTCAGAATGAAGTTTATTATACCTGTAGGTGGTAAATCTAAAACTAGAGCAAAGCAATCGTTAGCTCAGTTAATGAATAACTATAAAGAGGTAGTTGACTTTGACTTTGAATCAGGAACATTAGAAACTGATGGTAAGCCAATGTTACAATTCTCTAAAGAATACTGGTTACCTTCTAAAG